AATAAAACTAACACTCACTTTACTTCTAAAGAAATTGGTGGCGTGGATGTTCTTTCGTTCAGAGGCTACCCTATCCGCTTATGTGATGCTATCACAGACGCAGAAGATAGAGTTGTTTAATTATTATAACCTTTAATTGGAGAAAACTATGTTTACAGACGCACAATTAGAATTATCTAATGCTCAAGCGATTACATCGTCAGCGAAGTCAACCAACGAAATCAATATGGGAACTGCTAAATGGGGTAAAGGAACCCCAATGGCAGCCGTATTTACAGTTGATGAGGCTTTCGGTGCAAGTGGATCTGGCACTATGACCCTTGAGTTACATACCAAACCAACTACTAACCCTAGCTCTGGTGGAACCAAAATCTATGATTCTGGTGCTATTGGTAAAGCAACTTTGGTTGCTGGCTATCGCAAAGTTGTTGCTTTGAGTCCAGATATTGATGGTAAGTTTGTTGAGGCTTACTATACTGTAGCAACTGGTCCAATGACTGCCGGAAAAATTTCGACTGTTATTGTTCCTTTGGAATCAGTTCAAACTAACGAACAAAATCAATAGTAACTTTTAAATAAAATCAAATATGGCACTTAAAAAATATTTCGTCACGAAAGATATTTACCACAAAGGTAAACTAATCAAATCTGGCTCCATTGTAGCGTCCGAAACTAATCACAAATATTTCGAGCCTTACTCAAAAGAGGAGTTCAGCAATGAAAAAGAACCTGCGACAATCGTCCTAAAGGATGAGGAAGGTAAAGCGGCTTTACAATACGATGAAAATGGTATTGTAATTAAACCGGGCGAAAAAAAACCCGTGGCTCCAAAACCAACTAAGCCAGAAAATTCGGCTCCGAAAGCACAGCAACCAGCAGCAAAGGGTAAAACCAAAGCTGCCGCTGCTGCCGCAGAGGAAGACGAAGATGCTTCTGACGAAGAAGGCAAAGGTAATACTGATGAAAGCGAAGACGCTTTCTAAACCCCTAACTGTGTAAGGCTATGACTTCCGAAGTTGATATTTGCAATCTAGCTTTAACAGAGTCTTTCTGTTCTGAGATCCAGTCTTTGACTGCTCAGAGCAGGGAGGCTGAGGTCTGCAACAGATTTTATGCTCAATGCAGAGACTTACTGTTAAGCGGATATAACTGGAAATTTAATCAAGTGAGAAGATCTTTATCAGTATCTTCCGAAACCCCACCTAATGACTGGGGCTACGCTTACGAGGTTCCCACGAATTGTTTGTATGCCGTAAAAATTTTCCAAAGCAACCGCAATCCAGTAAAAGAAATTCCATTTACCATCGAATCAAAATTGAATGTCGATGAAAAAATTCTATACACCGATGAGCCTGATGCCATCCTGATTTACCGAAAAAAAATTACTGTAACCAATATGTTTAGCCCAATGTTCATCGAGGCTTTTGCCAATTTACTTGGAGCCAAAGTTGCAATGGGATTGAAACAAGATATTAACCTAGCGAATATCCGTATGACAAGTTTTTGGCAAGCAGTTTCCAGAGGAACTATACTGGATTCAGCGGCAAGAGATGAAGACGCTCAACCAGATACAGAACTTGTAACATCGAGGTTGTAGTATGCCAATAGCTTATAAAGGACAAGGATATTTTAATGGAGGAGAAATTACTCCAGAGATGGGAGAAAGACCCGACCTACAGCGTTACAGCTCGTCAGTAAAAACGATGAAGAATTTTATTTGTAGAGTTTTTGGCGGCGCAGCAAACAGACCCGGAACCGAATTTATCGGCAGGGTTCTTGACGACACAAAAGAATATCGCTGCATCCCATTTAAATTTAGCACCACGCAAACTTACTGCCTCGTTTTTGGCGATAAAAATATGGTTGTGGTTAAGGATGGTGGTTTAGTCCTAAATGCAAATAAGAACATCGTCAGCGTTACGAAAGCTAATCCTGCGGTGGTAGAAATTACTTCTCATGGATATTCAAATGGAGATTTTTGGTATTGCAATGATGGCGGGCAAATGACTCAGCTTGAAGGAAAGTTTTACAAAATCAAAAACAAAACCACTCACACTTTTGAACTAACTGATCTTGACGGCAACAATATCAACAGCACAAATTTCACAGCATATTCTTCCGGTGGAACTGGAGCTACGCTTTATGTTCTTGTCACTCCTTACGATCACGAAGATTTATTTGACATCGACTACACTCAAAGCGCAGATACGCTAACAATCGTTTGCGATGGTTACGATGCGAAAGAATTAACCAGAACCGATCATAATGCTTGGACAATAACCAATATTGCATTCGCTCCACAACTTGCGGCTCCTTCTGGATCCGTGGGGACTCCGGCAGTTGCTGGTGCGGCAACTTGGAAATATAAGATTACGGCTGCAAGCTCAGAAACTTTAGAAGAAAGTTTGCCGGAGTCAATTACCGTGGCATCTGCGGCGACTCCACTAAGCTCAACAAATAAAATTTCAATCAATATCGCAGCCGTTGTCGGCGCAACAAAATATAATGTTTATCGCTTGGATAACGGCGTTTACGGATTTATTGGCTCAACAAATCTTTCAGGAGCCGCTGCTTTTGTGGACACAAACTTAGCCACAGATTTAGGCGACACTCCTCCATTATCACGAGATCCGCTTGCAGAAATAAATAACGATCCAGCCGCAGTAATTTACCACAAGCAGCGCAGAATTTTTGGCGGATCCGGTGCTAAGCCAAATACACATTACGGAACTCAAACCGGAAATTATTACAATATGAATGTGTCGTCTCCAATCAAAGATTCAGACGCTTACACACTTACTCTTGCATCGAATACTGTAAACAGAATCCGGTATTTTATTTCGATGAGAGATCTTGTAATTTTAACAAACGATAGTGCTTGGGCTGTGCGTCCGGGTAGGGATTCTGCTGTCATTACAGGGACCGCTGAACAGGTGCAGCAATCAGAATTAGGATCAGCCAAAGTTAAACCGATCGTAGCGATTGATATAATTCTTTTTGTTGAGGAAGGTGGCGGGAAAATTTACGATATGGGCTATGAATATGATGTCGACCAATATCGTGGCACAGAGCTTTCTTTGCTGGCTTCTCACCTGTTCCAAGGATACCAGATTACCGATTGGTGTTTTGCAAAAAAACCTTTCTCAATCACTTGGTGCGTGCGTAATGACGGGATGATGCTTGGCTTGACATATCTCAAGCAGGAGCAAATTGTCGGCTGGCATCAACACGACACTCTTGGCGAATTTAAAAGCGTGGCAAGCGTTCAAGAGGGACAAGAAGATGCGGTTTATATGATCGTAAAAAGAACTGTGAATGGCACTGATCGCAAATACATCGAGCGGATGCACTCAAGATTTTTCTTACCGAATGTCGAAGATGCTTTTTTTGTCGATTCAGGATTAACTCTAAACACTTGGAATACCAACTCTACGAGCAAGATGACCCTGACTGGTGGAACCGATTGGACAGTTGATGAAGAATTAACCTTGACAGAGAACGGAACCTTATCTCCATTTGTTGCAGGCGATGTCGGAAAAGTATTTATCATCCGTGTTTTTAATACGAATGGCACAATAAAAAAGCGAGTAAAATTAGAAGTGGTGAGTCGCACCTCGGCGACTGTGGTAAAAGTAAAAGCAAAAACTTTAGTGCCGACTGAATTGCGTGGCGTGGCTACAACCTATTGGGCTAGAGCAGTCACTGAATTAACTGGTCTTGAGCATTTAGAAGGCGAGACAATCTCAATTCTTGCTGACGGGAATGTGTTGCCACAAAAAGTTGTGGAAGATGGTATGGTTGACTTAGGAAAACCATATGCTAAGATTCATGCAGGACTTCCTTACACAAGTTTAATTGAGCTTCTTGATATTGATATTCAGGAGCTTGGGGTGCAAACCTACAGCAAACCTAAGTCAGTATCAGAGGTTGACGTTTCTTATGTTGATTCTCGTGGCGGATTTTTGGCGAATGACATTGAAAGTAAATTTTATGAAATCGTTCAAAGAAAAGTTTCTGACGCTGATTATCCAATCCCGCTTCAAACCGGAAGAAAGAGAATAGCGATCAGCCCACGAACTGATACTGTCGGACACCTTGCTTTTAAACAAGAAGATCCTTTGCCAATTACGATTACATCTTTCAGACCAAAAGTAAATTTGCCAAAAAATGACACATAAACCAATTGTATTATTTAGAACAGCGGATCGCAATGATTTTCGTTTGATGAAACGAATAATGCGTGATGAAGACCGTAGAGAATTAGAAGCGTCCTCAGGAAAAAGATTCGAGGATATAGTTGATAAAACCAGAGATGTTACCGATTTTGCTGTTGCTGGATATTGCGATGGAAAATTAATAGCAATTTTTGGTGTAAGAAGAATTACAGCCGTTACAAAAACTGGTGCAATTTGGATGTTTGGCACAAAATTTTTGCCAAAAAATAGCAAAACTTTTTTAAAGCATTGTAAGAAGTGCGTTGAAGTAATGCTTGAAAATTATCCGATTGTGTATAATTATGTTGATGAGCGGAATACTATGATTATTAACTGGCTAAAATGGCTGGGCTTTATCTTTGAAGAGGCGAAACCATACGGACCGCAAGGTCTTCCATTCCGTAAATTTTATATAAAAAATAACAATGTGTGATCCAGTAACGATAGCAGTGACATTAGGGGCGGTAGCTGCAGCTGGGGCAGGAGCTGGTGCATACAGCACTTATCAACAAGCTAAGTCCGCAAAAGCACAAGCTAATTACCAATCCTCAGTTGCCAGCAACAACAAGGTCATCGCAGAGCGTGCGGCTGATGACTCCATCAAGCGAGGAGCTGTGGAAGAGGATCGAAAGCGACAGGATATAGAACTTCTCAAGGGAAAACAAATAGCGGGCTTTGCTGGATCGGGAACGGACTTATCTAGTGAATCAGTTTATGATGTAATCGGAGAAACCGCTGCCCTTGGAGAATTAGATGCCCTCACAATCAGAAGCAATTACGCCAGAGAATCTTACGAAAAAAGAGTAATGGCTATGAATTATGGAGCGCAAGCATTATTATCCAATTATCAGGCGCAAAGCATTAATCCAGCTACTTCTGCTGGACTGAGTTTAGTTACTAGCGCTGGTCAGTTTTCGCAATCAGCATTATCGGCTGGATTTGGTGGAGGAAAATAAAAATTTATGGCAATAAGAATACCGAAAGCAACAGATGCAGGATTGGGGAGGGAGCAACAGAGAGCGGTTAATGTCTCTCAAGATATTAACGCATCACCTATTTCTCTTGGACCAAATTCAACCAATGCAGCAATTGGTCAGTCAGGGCAGTCTTTAGAGGGGTTGGGAAATGTCGCTGTAAAAAGATACGAGCAGCAAGTTAAAATTGCTGATGAAAACGCAGCCCTTGAATCCTATAATGGATTCGCTAGAGAAGTTAATGATAATGCGAATGTCGGTGACAATGCGTGGTTTGCTCGTAAGGGAAAGAATGCGCTTGGGACTTATGAAGAGTCTCAAAAAACAATGGATAAGTTGGCTGAGAAATATTCACAAAATCTTGGTAATGATAGACAAAAAAATCAATTTTTGCAACGTGTCGCAAACCATCGTTTGTCGATGGAAGAAAGCATCTCTAGGTATGAAGCCACTCAAAGATCAGCTTATAATATTGAGACTGAAAAATCCTTTGTGCAAACCAATGTGCAAAACGCATCTCTGAATTACACGGATCCGAAGCATATTAAAAACGCTGAGGATAATATCATTCAGATCACGAAAGAAAACAGAGAGGGTTTGCCGGAAGACGCTTTGAATCTTCGATTGCAGTCTCGCCTTTCAATGTTGAGAACTGAGGTTATCGGAAAATTATCAAATACCTCTCCTTATAAAGCCTATGCAATGTTTCAAAAAACTAAGGACACACTTACGCCAGAAGATCGTGAGCGTGCCAACAATTATATTGAGCGTGGTGCGGAAGAAAACTTTTACGCAATGCTTGAACAAGATCCGGTCAAAGCTCAAGAAGCTCTTGATAAGGGCTTTTACGGTGGTATTCTTGACAATAAAAAAAGAAACCAGTTTCGCAATGCGATCGACACTCAAGTCAATAATATGGCAAGACGAGCTGAGACAAAGCAATTTATGTCAACACTTAAAAATGAGCAGCAATTATTTGACAGCATTGTAAAGTCTAATCGTGAAGACGCATTTAAAAAACTTTATGAGTATGGGAAAGGTTTTAATGCGGATCAAGCTTTTATCGAAAAAACTAGAGATATTTTGTTGCAAAGTAAGGGTCCGACCATCGCAGAAAAACAAGCTACAATCTCTGAACTAGAAACCAAATTTTTATCCTTTCAGGTAGAAAAAGATAAAGACACCGGAGATTATGAGATTAAGGGTAAAGCCAATAATTTGAAAGACCTTGTTCAGTTTAATAGAGATATAGAACTGGCAAGACTAAAAGGCTCCATTACAGAAGATGTAGCTAATGGATATAGAAAAAGATCAACAAAGGCTTTAATTGCAGCGGTAAAAGATGAGCAAGGTTATGATGACTTGGGATGGGGCAGTGATGACAAAAAAGAAGATTACGATAAAGGAACGCAAGCCATTCAAGATTATGTAGAAAAAAATAAATTAGGAGATACCTCTCCTCAAAAGGTTAAAATGATGTCTCGTTTTATTGAGCTTTATGATAGAATCCCAGAACAGATTAGGGATAATCCTGTAGCTTTGGATAAAGAGACGGATAATCTAGTTAAGTTTGTGATTGATGAAAAAGCTAAAGTTGATAGCCCGACATTACGTGCGTTGGGAGTTCCTAATGCTGTCGTTGATGAGAATGGAAAAATCAACAACATTAAAGATGGTCAAACTGACGCTAAAGTTTCTCGTAAAGTTAGTGATGAATACATAGATCAGATCAGTCCGTCAACTGGTCAAGTATGGAGAACTTATAAAGACGGAAGGCAAGAGAGGATAAAATAGTATGACAAAAGAATTTGATCCATTAGTAATTTCTAAACAAGAAACTCCTCCTAGTGACTTGGTTCCAATATCAAATGTCAATGTTAATCCAAGGGCTGTTAATCAGAATAACTCTGCCATTCCTAATGATTTAGTTCCCTTAGACAAACCAGTATCGGTCTATCTAAAGGGTAGTAATGAGATGGTGGAAATGCCAAGTGGTATGCTTGATCGAATTGGAAAAATTGCCTCCGGTGCTTACGACAAAGGTAACGCTGCCACAGAAATAAATTCGATCTATTTTAAAAAATGGATGGGTGATAATCAGCCTTTTTTTGACAAAAGAATTTCCGAGCTTCAAGAAAAAACTGGTTCAAAAATAATGACGCAAGGATTGATCGAAGATGCGATTCGTGCTACAGCAGAACAGACTCCTCAGTTAATTGAGATGGCGAAAAAAGCTCTCGTCCGTGGAACGCAAGTTGGTGCTGGTGGTGCTGCGGTTGGTGCTGCTGTCGGATCTTTTGTTCCCGGAATTGGAACAGCCGGAGGTGCTGTAACTGGTGGAGCCAGAGGATTTCAGATCGGCGCACAAATCGGAATTATCGAAAATTCTTTTATTCAAAATACCGGATCTTCTTATGAGGAATACAGTAATTACAAAGGAAAAGACGGCAAACCTCTAGGCGATACTGACGCAGTAAGATTGGCAGCCTTAGTTTCTGGCGCATCTCAAGCAGGGTTAGATGTTTTGCCGATGAAGGCGTTCTCAAAAATAATTCCTTTCAAAAGCCAATTGATGCAGAAGCTGGAAAAGACTGGTGCGAAGTCGTTAGTTCTGCCAAAAGGAAAAGATAATATCGCTGGCTTCGTCAGAGATCTTGTTGCCGCACAAGCGATTGAAGTTGGGACTGAGGGCGCACAAGAAGGTATTCAAGCGTGGGTTGGTGAAGGATTAAAAAAATATCTTTCGGATCAAGACATCGCTCCAGCCGCCAGTGGTGAGATTCTGAAAAGAGTTGGTGATGTAATGAAAGAATCTGCATTAAGTATTGTTCCGATTGCGACTACCACTGCCACCGTTGGCAAGGGTATCGAGACTGGAGTAAATTTAGTTCGTGAGAAAAAAGCTCAAGCAGCAACTAAACCTCTTGATGAAAAAATTTCTGACATCGCAAAACAAGCTGATCCGGCGCAAGAATTTGCATCGGCTCCAATAGCGTCATTCTCAAAAGAAGAGCAGACAGTTTTAAAAGATGCTGGCGTGGTTGATGAAAATAATAATGTCAATGTCCCAACCGGAGAACAAAATCTTGCCGGAGTTTTATCAAAGATCCAAGGATCAAGAAGGGACGGGGCTTTAACTGAAACCGCAAACGAAATTCAGAGCAACATCGACAACACGGTTCTTGAGGGAAGATTAAAAAAACTGGATGATAATATTTCCACAATTGACAAACAAATTGATGTCGTAACTCAGTTGATCGAAACCAAACAAAATAAAAATCAAGCGACAGTTCGTGATGAGCAAAAATTAAACACCCTCGTAAATCGCAGAGATTTATTCGATGAAGAGCGTGCGAATATTTTGACCACACAAACCCCAAGATCCACCGAAACATTAACTCTCGGCGACAAGACTGCGAATATCGAAGTAAAATCTGGTGCGTTAAGTTTGGCAGAAGATGCAAATGTAACTTTAAAAGGATCTAAATTGCAAAACATAGGTCAAACTGCAATTAGAGACATCAATAAAAGTTTTCGTGAAGGTCGCTCTCTGGCTAAAAAAGATGTTACCGAAGCGCAAAATTTTATCACAACCGTTATTGACCAATCGGTTTTAGCCCCGGCAGATAAAGCTAAATTCATCCGAACAATAAAAAATATTCAGGATGCGGATGGCTTGACAAAAAAATTACCAGAAATTCAAAGCAGGATTTCAAATCTTGTTGAAGCTGCAAGTCGCAGACAGTTGAAGTCTGATATTAAATCGGCGTTATCAAAAACAAAAACAAAAAAACAATCTGGAAAACCAGTTGGAAAATTTGGCGCAGAAACACAAAAAACTTTGGACAGATTGCGTAACGCATCAAAGCTCAGCGTTCAAGATGCGAAAGATATTCTGAACACAAGAAATCAAATATCGTCAGAGCTTGCAAAGGCTGGTCAATTACCTTCTTACGAGGACTCTCTCGAATCAACGATCCTTTCTTCTGTTGCCGATTCAGATAACACAAAAGTTTCTGATTTACAGAACTTAAAAAATGATATTGAGCAATTAATCGCCGAAGGAAAAACTTCAAGACAGAGCGCAGTGATCGCCAAAAAAGCGAAGGTTGAAAAAATTCGTGAAGGTATAAATCAGTTAGTGACCGGCGGACCAGCGTCATTGATAGATACGAGAGGGATGGGTAAATTTTACCACGGAACATCGCAAAAGATACTAGAGCTTAATGAGGCATACTACTCTTCTGACAATATTTATGGTAATGGCTTTTACTCTACTGACGCAGTAGACATTGCCTCATCCTACAAAAAAAGAAAAAAAAATGCGGTTAATCCAATCATCTATTCAGTAAAACAAAAATCGGATGTAAAGTTTTTTGATCTTGATTCAAAAATAGATTTAGACTCAAAGGAGCTATCCTCCTTTAAAAAGAATCTTGAGTCAGACTCAGAATATAACGAATCCGCTGAATATGCTTTATCTGAACTTCTGGATGGAAATGTTAAGACATATAGTGAGCTTTTGGATGAATCCAGAAAGGGTTCGGTAAAAGATGAATTTCAGGATTTAGTAACGAATATTCAAGAAGATTTAAAGAAGCAAGGGTATGGCGGCTTTGAGCATACAGGCGGAAAAATAGTCGGAAAAAAAGAGCATCAAGTCAGAATTTATTGGGAGCCGGAAAATCAGATCGAGTTGAAAGAGGTTATTGAAAGCGATCTTTACGAAACTCCAGAAATACATTTGGAGAGGGACTCGACATTCAAAGATTTCTTCAAAGAATCTAAAGGCGTACAGGCTTGGCTTAACTATGCTTGGGGTGATATTCTTGACGCTATTCTTCCGCCAAGTAAAGCCGATGCGAACTTAAAAAAATCAATCATTGAAGATCTGAATATCAGTAAGGAAATTCAAAAAGAAAAAGGTATTCAAAGAGTCCGTACGGATAAGTTTATAGACGCGGCAAAGGAAGCGTTTGGCTTTTCAAAAGAGGGAGATTTGCACGATAAGTTTTTACAAGACAGTAAACAAGAGGTAATAGGTGTTTTTGTGAATAGTGCAGGAAAAAGAAAAAGACTTAAGTATTCTAAAGCTCAAGCAAGAAAATTCTGGATGGAGTTGCAAGATCCATCTCTTAAAGAAACCATTGAGTCACCAGAAGGTATGGGGTTCACGCCTGAGATGATTGCAGCAGTAACTTCAACACTCGATCATAAAGATATTTCTTTTGCAAAAGCTCAGTTAAGACTTTACGAAGAATTTTATCCAGAAATCAATAAAGTTTATCGCCTTATTTATGGCGTGGATTTACCGTCAATTGAGAACTATAGCCCAATCTCAAGAATTGTGGATAAGATATTAGATTCTTCCGTTGGAGAGTTTCTTCAAGAAACTTTTGTCAGACTTTCAATCGCTCCGGGCAGCTTAAAAAGCCGTGTAAATAATTTGGGCGAGCTGCGTAAAAGCAGTGATATTGAAGTTTATCAAAAACATATTGTAGAGATGTCTCACTTTATTGCGATGCAAGAAAAGGTTCAGCAAATCCAACAAGTATTTGGCGATAAAGAAGTCAGAAAAAATATTGAGAAAGTTGCCGGAAAATTATACTTAAAACTTATTGATGAGAATGTGGAAAGTTTTGCCAAAAATGGTGCAGCAAAATCTAACTTCCTTGGCGATATGATTAATTACCTCAACAGAGGTTTTGCCCTATCAGTTCTTGGTGGAAAGATGGCTCTGACGGCTAAGCAAGCAACGTCAATCTTCGCTTATTGGGATGAGATGTCAGCAAAAGATTTTGTCTCTGGCGTAATTGATTTTGCAAAAAATCCCAAAAAAGCAATTGATATTTTAAATCAGTCCGAACTCGTTAAGGCTCGTGGCGTGCCGGAATATGACTTGGCAAAAATCGGAAAAACAAATCAATTTAAAATTGTTGCGACCAAAAATAAATTCATTGACGCAATGCTTCTTCCGGTAAAATTTGGTGATAAAGGAGCGATTTTAATTGGTGGTTGGGCTTACTACAAAAACCAAATCAGACAAGGTAAAACTCCTGACCAAGCATTACAGGCGTTTGAAGAATTTACTGCAAAAACTCAGCAATCGACTGACTTAGATCAGATCACTTCATTACAAAGAAGCGGTGCTTTTGGAAGAACTTTAACAATGTTCTTGACAGCTCCTAACGCTTACTACAGAGCGGAAGTAAAAGCGATCAGACAGTTCAAGCGTGGAGAAATTTCTGGAAAAGAATTTGGAAAAAAATTATTCATCTACCATATTTTGTTGCCAGCTACATTCCAATTTGTTGCGAACGGATTTACCTTTGATGAAGAAGATCAGTTGGTTGCGGTTGCTACTGGACCATTGAACGGATTTTTTATCCTTGGAGATCTGATAAATAATTTAATCAGAGAGGCTTTTGACGGCGATTCTTTTCAAGAGAGCGGTTTTAAATTTATGAAATTTGCTCAAGAGGTAAAAGATGGTATGTTAGAGATTGCAAAATCTGGCGGAGATATGGAAGATGTTCTTGAGGGTGTTCAGGATATTTCCAAAGGAATAGGAAGGATTGCTGGGCTACCAGTCGATCAAGCTAAAAATATGGCTGAGGGAATTGATGATTTTGATTCAGGTCGTCCGGTAAGGGGAACGCTAAGATTTTTGGGCTATCCGAAGAAATCAGTTGAAGAAATTGATAATTAGTTTATTTTTAATAAAAATAAAAATTGTTTTACCCCAATATGAAAAATTTTTTAAAAAAATACTGGCCGTTCTTCCCATTGATCTTAGTAGTCTCTGCTGCTTTTTTACTAATAACTATAGCAATTGTTGGAGATCTATATGGCTATTGGTCAATTTCTAGATATGATAACGATTATCAAAGTGACGGGCTTTATGATAATAGTAATGATTCTTTGAGGAATTAAAAATTTATGACCATAGAAACAGTAACAAACAAAACAATCCAATCAGGCAATGGCTCTAACAAGGATTTCGACTTTGCGTTTAAAATCCCTGATGAGGATTCTTTGTCGTTGACGAAGCGTGGATCTGATGGAACCGAGACGGCAATCACTACGAATTTTACAGTTACCGGAATTGGTGATGAGGCTGGCGGAACTGTTAATTATCCTACCACTGGATCTGCTTTGGGTGCGAGTGAAAAAATTATTATCAAGCGTGTCGTTGCTTTAAAACAACTTGAGAATCTTAGAAACCAAGGTGATTACTCGTTAGAGGATATTGAGGATGCCCTTGATCGTGCGGTGATGTTATGTCAGCAATTACAAGAGCAAATTGATAGATCTCTAAAATTGCCTTTAACAAGCTCATCAACCTATGTTACCGTTAATGATTTTGTGGCAAACAAATTGCTTTATGTCAGCTCCGATGGGACAAAAGTTAAAATGTCTGATGCTGATTTTGGACCTATTCAGACCTACTTAACATCCCTTGCTGCTATCGCTGCCGATATTTCAGCGGTTGCGGCTATTGACACCGAAGTAATGACCATTGCAGGAATATCCGCTGATGTCACAACCGTTGCCGGAATAGCTGCTGATGTAACTGCGGTTGCTGATATAGCTGCGGATGTGTCGGCCGTTGCAGCGATTGATACTGAGGTCGCTACCTTATCAGCTTTTACTGTAGAAATAGCTGCTGTGTATGCTAATCTTTCGGATATTTTGAATGCAGCAAGTTTTAATTTTCCAACTTTAAGTGGGAGTGATGCTGGAAAATTTCTAAAAGTAAATGCTGGTTATAACGGTTATGATTTAGTTGCAAGTGCAAATCTGACGCTACTCGGAGCTTTAACTCTGTCAGCCGGAACAATCCCATATTTTGATACAGCATCAACTGCCGCACTATTCAGCTTAACGGGAGCAATACTTCCTTTTGCAGGTTCGGCATTGCCTGCTGGTTTTTTGGCTTGTAACGGCGCGGCCATTTCTCGCTCAACATATGCAAATCTATTCGCAGCCTTAGTTACAGCCGATAGTTTCTCCGCACAAACTTTTACTGTAACAATTGCAAGCCCGGGTGTTTTCACTAAATCTTCTCACGGCTTTTTAGGTGGTGAAAGAATAAGGTTATCAA